GTGAGCGGACTCACTCACCCCGCCGATGAGCGCCGGGTGCGCGAGATTGTGCGTGATGAGTTAGCGGCGCGGCTCGATGTCGGCGACTCGGCGCTCAATGTCGCCGATGGCCTTGATGATCGCGGGCAGGTGCTTGGCCAGGTCCCGAGCTCGGTCTCCGGTCTGCTGCTCGGCTGCTTGCGCGATGTTCTCCATGAGCGCGGCGGTGATTGGCATGTCGCCGGGAATCGCTCCGCGTCTGGCCCCTGGTTCACCGAGGCCGAAGTCGTGCGCGCTTTCCGTGACGTTCTACGCCGTCGTAACGATGCTCAGTGGGACGAAAGGCGAGATCCACAGGTCAACAGATTCGCCGCCTCGGAGCAGTCCGAACCAACCGGCTTTACCGCCCGCTACCAGGGCGCGGAGTTCGCGTTCACCCTCGACGGTCAGTTCGTAGGCAGCACCCGCATAGTGCAAGACGATCACAACAAGACTCCTTACGTTGCACGGGCGCTAACCCGTTATGTGACCGGCGCGCACCTTACGGCGCGGCGGTGGTTGCAGCGTAGGGCGTGGGTCCGACGCGCCGCGTCAACGGCGCGGCCGTCGGGCACCACTCAAGGCGGTGCCGAATGAGCTCCGATCTGGTCGCAGCGTCCCCGTTCGATGCGATCCGGCACGTGACCGGCGAGGGCCGGGAGTACTGGTCAGCGCGCGCCCTGATGCCACTACTTGGCTACGAGAAGTGGGAGAGGTTCGCCGAGGCCATCAGTCGCGCGAAGGTCGCGGCCCGGAACTCGGGGTATGTGGTGGCAGAACAATTTCCCGGCGCCGGGAAGTTGATCGAGGCGGGCAAGGGTGCTCAGCGCACCATCGAGGACTACCACCTATCCCGGTATGCCTGCTACCTGGTTGCCCTCAACGGAGACCCGCGCAAGCCTGAGATCGCGGCCGCGCAGACGTATTTCGTCATCAAGACGCGCGAGGCCGAGACCGCCACGGCCGCGCCCGCGCTCACGGGCACCGACCTACTCGCCGCCGCCGTGCTCGAAGCCCAGCGGATGATCGAGGCCAAGGATGCTCGAATCGCCGAGCTGGAGCCCAAGGCCGACCTTGCAGATACATACCTCACTGCACAGGGTGGGTCCCGGTTGATCCGGGAAGCCGCCAAGCTGCTCGGCATGCGCGAGCGCGAGTTTCGCCAGTGGCTCCTGGATGAGCGGCTGATCTTCGCCAAACACGCTCCGTGCGGCGCGGTGCAGTACGACCACTACGCGCAGTTCACGCACTACTTCCAAGCGCACGAGCACGTCGTCGCGCACTCATGGGGCAGCTGTGCCCACTACACCTTGCGCATTCTGCCGCGAGGGATGGAACTCATCACCGCACGCTTGGGCCGAATCTCCAAGTAATCGCAAGTCCCACAACTGAATAAGTAAAGACGCTGGCGGTCCCGTCGCCAAACAGAAACCGCCAGCGTCCCCTACCAACCAATCCTACTGAGAGGACTTGGCATGCCCCAACATATCCGCAGGCGGTCGCACGGGCGCCGCCGACCCCGGCTGAGCAGCTACGACGCGATCACCGTTGTGCTAGCCGCTATCGCGGTGCTCGCCGCGATGCTGCTGGCCTCCCCGGACTCGCACGCCGACCCGGTGACCGATGACTTCGTGACGACGAGCGGCTGGCGCGTGTGCAACGAGCTGGACGCGCAGCCCAATTTCGACGGCATCCGGTACTCATATCGGGCACTGTCGGCGCGCGGCTACAGCCTCGATCAGTCGGCCCAAATCATCGCGGGCTCAGTGAAGGTGTGGTGCAAACGCCATGCGCCACTACTCAAGTCATACGCCGACACCTATGCTTCCGCGCCGCAGCAGAGCCAGGGGCGTGCGGCATGACCATCACCTTTGACCCCAACCCGACGTTCGACGAGCTCATGGCCGCGTTCGACAAGGCCGAGCAGAAGTGCTCCCCCAACGTCGCCAACAACGTCTTGGACCTGCAAATCGCTGACCTGTTCGAGAGATTGGGCAATCGCGGTATCGCCGTCCTGGTCGCCAATCAGAAGGCGTGGCGCGAGTCCGTCAAGGAGTCGGGTACAGACCCGCGATGCGCCTGGACCGCCGACGCTACCGCCGAGGTCGTGCTCGTCGAGTTCTTCACCGATCGCGACAACCGGGACAAAGCCAGCGCCGTGCTCAAGGCGGGTGCGTAATGCCCGAGGACACCACACACACTGCAACTGGCTATCTCGTGCTCGAAGCGGCACGTTCGGGCTGGCGGAAAGGGTATGACGGCCTCGGCATGATCGACCACATCAAGGTCGCCGCATACCGGGCCAATCGACCCTCCAAGCTGGAGCGTGACCAGATCGCCGTCAAGGTAGCGATCACCATCGACGACGCCGAATTCTCCCCTATTACAGCGACACTCGCGCTCACCCTCGACCCGTCGCGGGTCATCCATCCTGTTGTCGAGGATCTGGAGCCTGGCGAGTGAATCGGTACTACTGCCCCGTGTGTTGGGCCCGAGTAAAGCGCTCCAGCGGAGGCAATATCACGGGGCATTTCGACACAGTGACCAGGCCTTGCCCCGCTTCGGGATACCCGTTCTCCATTGCGTTGATAACCCAGCTCAACGGTGCCGGGTTGCGGCACACCATCAAGCGGATTCAAGAGCTACGAGAGGCGATTGCCGCATGACAACTACCGCCGAAATCCCAACCGCTGACGGCCTATACAGCGGTATTCCTGATGAGGTCTACCACGCCGACCGCACCAGCTTGTCGTCGTCGGGTGCTCGTGCACTGCTGGCGCCGTCCTCACCCGAGATCTTCCACTACCAGCAGCGGCAACCGCCAGAACCCAAGCCGCAATACGACTTCGGGCAGGTTGCCCACAAGTTCGTGCTGGGCGAAGGCGCCGATATCTGCGAGCTAGATCCGGCCGTTCACGGGCTGAACAAGGATGGCTCCCCCGCCAAGTCGCCCACCGCCACCGCGATGTGGCAGGCAGCAGCCGAGGAAGCGCGCAAGGCCGGTCAGATCCCGATGCACATCGCCGAGGTGGCCAAGGCCAAAGCGATGGCGGCCAGGGTGCACGAGCACCCGCTCGCCGGGCCCCTACTAGCCGACGGGACACCGGAGCTGTCCGGGTACTGGCACGACCGGGAGACGGGCGTGCGCCTGAGGTTCCGGCCCGACTGGCTGCCCAACCCCGGCCGGGGACGGCTGATCGTCGTCGACTACAAGACCAGCGCCAGCGCCTACCCGGGCCACTTCGCCAAGGCCGCAGCCGAATACGGCTACCACCAGCAGGCGCCGTGGTATCTGGACGGCCTGGCCGCGTGCGAAATCGCCGACGACGCCGCGTTCCTGTTCGTCGTCCAGTCCAAAACGGCGCCCTACCCGATCACCGTGGTCGAGCTCAAGCCCGAAGACATCGACCTCGGCCGGCGCCGCAACCGCAAGGCCATCGACCTGTACGCCCAATGCGTCGCCGATGACCACTGGCCCGGCTACGGCGACCACGTGCACTCGGTGTCGCTCCCCAGTTACGCCACCTACCAGCAAGAAGGAGAACTCGATCAGTGACCGTCACCCCCTACCAGCCCATCTCGCCCGCACCGCGCACGGCAGTCAGCCAGGCCACCTCAGTCGAACAGTCGCGCGCCGTCGCCGAGGTCCAATCCGCCGTCATCGTGGCCCAGCAGATCCCGCGTGACATGCAGCGCGCCGAAGCGGAGATGCGCGATACGTGCAATCGATCCGCGATGGCGAAACAGGCCTTCTACCAAGTGCCGAACCGAGGCAACGGCGCATCGGTGCACCTCATGCGCGAACTCGCGCGAGTCTGGGGCAACGTGCAGTACGGCGTCAACGAGCTGCACCGCGACGACTCCCGGGGCGAGTCGGAGGTTCAGGCGTGGGCGTGGGATGTGCAGACCAACACCCGCTCTACGCGCACCTTCATCGTCCCTCATGCCCGCATGTCAAAGGGGCGCCGCCAAGAACTCACCGACCTTGGTGACATCACGAACAACAACAACAATGCGGGCGCTCGCGCTGTCCGCGAGTGCATCAACGCCATCTTGCCCAAGTGGTTTACCGAAGCGGCACAGGACATCTGCAAGGCGACGCTGGAGAACGGCGAGGGCGTGCCCTTGCCCAAACGCATCGAGGACATGATCGCCGGATTCCGTGCCATCGGCGTCTCCCAGGCGCAATTGGAGACCAAGATCGGCAAGAAGCGTGGCGCCTGGGATGCGGGCGATGTCGCACAGATGGGCATCACCTACACCTCGATCACCCGCGATGGCTACGACAAGGCCGAGATGTTCCCGCCGGTCGCAGGAGTGACAACCGACGAGATCAAGGCCAAGGCCCCGGACAAACCGAAGAACGAAGCGGTACCAACGCCTGAGCAGGCACCACGCCCGGAGAAGGTCGAGGAAGCACCCGAGGCCAACCCCGCTGAATACAACTCGCGCGGTGAGTTTCTGGCCACCAAAAAGACCATCGGCACCATCCGCGGGCTGCTCGGCAACGCGGGCTATTCCCTGCGCGGCGATGCGGCCACCGTCAAGACGCTCACCTATCTGGCCACTGTCGTCGGCCGCGAAATCGCCGATATCAACGACCTATCCGAAGCCGAGGCCGAGGTAGTGACCGACGTTCTGAACCAACCCACCACAACAGAAGGGAATGAATAACCATGTCCGACAACGACACCGAGAAGAAAGAGGAAGGCACCGAACTCGCGCCCGGCGACATCACCGAGTTCATCGTCGTATTCACTCAGCTCAACAAGGGCCGCACTCAGCTCGAAGCAACCAAGGCTCTGCACGAGGTCGTCGAGGCCGCGATGGCCACCGGCAAGAAGACCGGCACCGTCACGATCAAGATCAAGGTCGAGCCGCTGGAGTCCGGCGCAGTCAGCCTCGTGCCCGATGTCACCAGCAACCCCGCCAAGGACCCGGCCGGAACGATTTTCTTCGCCGACGGCGAGGGCGGCCTATCCCGCGACAACGCCAGCATGCACTACGGCCTCAGGTAACCCAACCCACCCGAAGGAGTAACACCCATGTCCGACAACACCATTGCACTACCAAAGCACGACGCCGATCTGATCGACGAGCCCGACGCCGACACCCCGCTGTACCTCGTCACCGCCAACGGCGAGAACGGCCTTCAGACCGAGGTTGTCGACATACGGGGCAAGGTACCCGCCGCGTTCCCGCCGCGCGCACCTGAGCGCCGAACCGTCACCGACACAGCCTCATTCCTTGCCGAGGTCACGCGCCGGCCACTACTCCAAGGCCTCTCGACCGTCTGGGGGAACCGCGACAAGGGCCAGGTCAGCGTGATCTACAACGAACTCGGCGCGGACGCGACGGCGGACTACACCCGCCGAAACGATCTGCTCACTCTTCAGTTCGTCGCGGACCCGGACTGGGCGACCCTATTTAAGGCCGCTGACGGCGAGTACCACGGCCAGGAGAAGTTTGGCGATTTAATCGAGCAGGCCGGACACCTGATCACCAGCCATCCGGCCGCCGAGGTCGTTGAAATCGTCGACAGCATCCAGTCATCCAGCAATGGGTCATTCAAGTCTCAGATCAAGCGCGACACCGGAAGTCAGCACCTCACCTACAGCGAGGAAGTCACCGCATCGGCGGGCACCGCCACCCGGCCACTTGAAGTACCGCGCGAGATCACGCTCGCTGCGCGGCCGTTCGAGGACTACCCGCTGATCGAGGTGACGTGCTGGCTGCGCCTGCGCGTGAGCCAGGGGCAGCTGTTCCTGGGGTTGTTCCCCAAGCCGTATGAGCACTTGGTGCGCGATGCATGGACGCACGTAACCGGCGAGTTGTCCGAAGCACTCGGGGTGCCCGTCTACGCCGCCAACCTCGGCAAGTAAGGGGACCAACGATGCCAGTATCCATGTGGTTCTTCCTGATCTTGGTCGTCCTCGCCGTGATCGCGGTGATTGTCGGGCTGTTCATGCAGCGCGGCGACGACAAACGAATCTGTTTCGGCGGCGCGGGTGTGGTGTTCCTGTTCGCGCTGGTTTTCCTGGTGTTCGCCTCGACCACCGTGGTCGGCACTCGCCAGATCGGTATCGAGACGACGTTCAGCCGTCCGACCGGCACCACGCTGACCAACGGTCTGCACCTCAAGGCGCCATGGACGGAGGTCACCGAGATGGATGGCGCCGTGCAGATCGACCAGCACACAGGCGATCACCGAATCAAGGTACGACTGGGCAACAGCTCCACCGCGGACGCCGATGTCTCGGTGCGCTGGCAGATCAAGCCGGACGCCACGCCCGATCTGTTCGTGCAGTACAAGACGTTCGACAACGTGCGGTCCAACCTGGTCACCCGGAATCTGCAAGTCGCGCTCAATGAGGTGTTCGCCTCATTCGATCCGTTGGCGCCGCAGAACCTCGACCGCTCGCCGCTGCCCGAACTCTCGGAGAAGGCGAAGGTGATCCTGGCCGCCAAGGTCGGCGATCAAGTCGAAATCTTGGACGTGGCCGTGCCGACCATCGACTACGACGACGGCACCGAGCAGAAGATCAACCAGCTCAACCAGGAACGCGCCGCGACGGCTGTGGCCGAGCAGGCCAAGAAAACGGCCGTGGAGCAGGCCAAGGCCAACGGCGAGCTGGCGGGCTCGGTCTCACATGACCCCAACGTCCTGGTCTCCAAGTGCCTGGACATCGCCCGTGAGAAGGGCCTGGCGCTGCTGTGCTGGCCCACCCCCGTCATGCCCACCATCCCCACCAAGTAGAGGAGACCTGATGTCCCGCAACCTCATCGTCGTAGACCTGGAAACAACCGGCCTCGGCCCGCAGTGCGCGCCGATCGAGGTTGCGGCCATCAACGTCGACACCGGAGAAACACTCGAATTCGTGCCGTACGTCGACCTGTCCAAGGTCTCGATCGAGCCCCAGGCTTTCGCCATCAACCGCTATTTCGAACGCGGTGTGTATGACGTAATGCTCAATCCCGACGACACCATCACAGCGTGGAATGACCTCGCCGACATCCTGAGCGGCAACACCTTTGCCGGATCGAACCCGACATTCGACGCAGCCATGGTCGCACGCAAGGTTGGCACGCACTGGCATTACCGCCTGGCCGACCTCGCCGCCTATGCTGCCCCGGCTCTCGGGCGTGATCCGTCCGAGCTGCCGGGGCTGGCCGACGTGCTCGCCGCCCTCAAGATCGAGAACCGTTGCCCACATTCGGCCCTCGGCGACGCCGAGGCCACTGCCAAAGCATTCGTGAAGCTGCGCGATTTCTACGCGGATGTGACCCTATGACCGCCCCGTCCATCTCCCGTCGCTACATCGACGCCACCCCCGTGCGCGAGCACCTGGAGAAGCTGCAGGCAATCGGCTGGACCATCAACGCTATCGCGGCCGCCAACGGCCACCCGGGGAAGCTCGTCACTACTCTGCGCCAGATCCTTCGCGGCCAACAAACCTGTGCCCCATCCACCCGCGACTATGTGATGTGGATGGACCCCGAACTGCCTCCCGAGACCGGAAAACCGTTCGTACTCAAATGGTCCGAATACGTGTACATCGGCGTACCCGACCATGCGGCTGCGCGCGAAATGGGCATCACCTACAACTCCATGTCGGAACAGCTACGGCGCAACGGTTTCCAGCCATCTGCACTGCTGTATGAGCTGGCCCGCGAGGAACGCGAGAAAGCCAAGGCCGCCGCATGACACTGACCGAAGATCAACGCTGGCTGCTCTGGACCGTCGGCCTGAACATCGGCCGCGCCTTGCTATCCGATGAGGGCTTACAGAGTCACATGTCTAGGCGGGGCGGGTATCTAGGTTCGCCGCGCGACGGCGCTCCGGAGTGGATGAACAGCTACGAGACCCACAACAACAAGATCACGAGCCCGATGAGCGGTGACGTGCGAGTCACGGTGACAGCCAGCCAGATTCGGGCGTTCCGCAAGACAATTCCCGCCGATCTACTCAGCGAGCTAGCCACGATCGACAAAGCCGAACTCGACGAACACCGGCGCACCGCGATGTGGTGCCGCTGCCACTGGACCTACGACGGCGAGGCCCAGCTGGAGCTGTTCGGAGTCAGCGCATGATCACGCCCTACTACCAAGACGAATCGATGCTGTACGGCGCTGCCTGGCGGGCAGCCAAGGCAATGGGCTATCGCAGACTCGTCACCTACACCCTTGCAAGCGAATCCGGCGCATCGCTGCGCGCGGCTGGGTGGCGTGTGGTGGCACGGAGACCGCCGCGCAAGGGCTGGGACATGCCCGGGCGCCCACGCGTCGACACGACACGGCACAGCGTGCAGCGGACGTTATGGGAGGCGGTCTGATGCCCATCCGCCCCGAGAACCGCGACCGCTACCCCAAGGACTGGCCGAAGATCTCGCGCCGCATCCGGCTCGTCCGCGCACAAAGCCAGTGCGAGTGCGTCGGCGAATGCGGCCGCAACACACACCGAGGCCGCTGCCCGAACCGGCAAGGGCTGCGCGCATACGGCACCGGCAGCCGTGTCATCCTCACCGTCGCGCACCTGAACCACACACCCGAGGACTGCCGGGACGAGAACCTGCGCGCGATGTGCCAGGGGTGCCATCTGCACTACGACGCCGAGCACCACGCACAGACCCGCCAGCGGACCCGTACCGCAGCTCTTGAGGCGCAGATGGAACCGATGTTCGAGATATCGGAGGTCTCATGAGCGGCAGCGCACGGGTATCCAGACATCGCCAACCGGACCCAACGTTGCCGTTCGGATATGCCGATGACGTGCCAATCGTGCATGACCCGCTCGACCCGCATCCGGAGGTCCCGACACCTATCGAGCTAGTGATGCGCCTGACGTTGCCGGAGCGCAAGGAGCGCGTCAGGGCACTTGTTGCGCTGTCCCGCAGCAAGTTCGAGTACGCGATGGACCGGTATCTCACCGGCAAGAATGTCGTGGCGGTCTGCGCGCTGGTGTCCGGCGGCGATGACTCCTACACGGTCGCCAACGTATTCCGCGACGTGACAACGCATCACGTCCACGCCAACACCGAGACCGGCATTGAAGCCACCCGGCAGTTCGTGCGCACCACCGCCGCCGCGTGGGATATGCCGCTGATCGAACACCGCCCCAAGCCCGGTCAGGGGTATTTCGATCTGGTACGCGGAAACGTGATGGCGCGCAGCCGAAAAACGGGTGAGCTCGTGCGCTCGTGGCCCGGTGGATTCCCTGGGCCGGCCGCGCACGCGATCATGTATCAGCGGCTCAAGCAACGTGCCCTGGAGCGGATTCCGCACGACTTCGGGATTAGCGGCTCACGCAAGGATCGCCTGGTGTTCATCGCGGGCCGTCGCCGTCCTGAGTCCAAGGTCCGCGCCACGGTGCCGTACCACGCGTACGGCACCATCGATTGGAATTCGCCGATGGCCGTGTGGCACAAAGCCGATCTGCGCACGTATCGGCTCATGCACCCCGAGATCCCGCGCAACCCCGTGGCCCGAACGCTCGGCATGTCCGGCGAGTGTGGCTGCCTGGCCAATGCCAGCCCCGGCGAACCGGAGCGCTGGCGCCAAGCGTTCCCAGATGATCCGTTCATCATCGAGGTTGGCCAGGTGGAGGCCGAAATAGCCGACCGCAACGACATTCCTGACCACCGCAAACGGTGGGGATGGGGAGGCGCCTACGCCGATCCCGATGAGGTCGAAGAGTTCGCCCGCAACGCCGTGTGCTCGTCGAGCTGCGGGCACGACCCGCTACTGGACATGATGGACCCGCTGTTCGAGGTGGCACCGTGAGGGGGCCTGTCGAGCCCCTGGTCGTTGTGTGGCGCAACCGGATACCGCACCGCTGCACGCTCATCTACTGGGGCCGCAAATGGCGGTTCACCGACCGCGAGCACGGCCTGATCAACCTGCGGCGCATGCACATCTGGAGCGCTCACTCGCCGGTCATTGGCGGCGACGTGGTGGCCATCCGCATCCGGCCCCACTCCGGCTGGCAGCGGATCAGTCACTACCAGGCCGACGGCAAGCCGTTCATGGTCGGCGCCCCCAATGACAACCCCGAGTACTCGATATCCGATTGGCCAGACGAATGACCCGCACCGCGGAGTCAACCAAGGCCTATCGCGCCGGACTGTGCATCGAGTGCCTGACCGAGCCACACGCACCCGGTAGGCCACGTTGCGACGACTGCGACCAGAAGCGATTCCGAACCACTTCCGAGAGAAAGGTGGCGGCCACAAATGTGGTTCCCCGTCGATGATGCGTTCCACTCACACCCCAAAGCGCAGCGCGCCGGAGACGAGGCGCTGGGCATGTGGGCACGCGCCGGATCGCATTGCATGGCCTATTTGACGGACGGTTTTGTGGCCGAATGGTGGGTAAAACAGCAGCCGAAAGGCGCTGCAAAAGCACGAAAACTCGTCGATGCCGAGCTATGGCGCCGAGGCGAAAATGATGGCGAGCCGGGCTGGTGGTTCCACGACTGGAAACCAGAAAACCTCAAGGTCAACATACTTGCGGCCAGGGAGCAGGCACGCCAGCGGAAGGCTAAGTCACGCAGTCGGTCACGCGTGACAGACCCCGTGACTCACACGTCCGGTCACGCGTCTGTCCCACCAACAACACCACCCCACCCCACTCCACACCAAGTAAGTAATCAGTTGGTAGGGGATCTTGCGTTGGTAAACGCGGGCGAGGACAAGACCCCCCACTGCTCGAAGCATCCCGACGGCACCAGCGAGCCTTGCGGCGCCTGCGCTGACGCGCGGCGTGCCCGAGCCGAGATCCACCGCGCCCAGCGCGAATCCGAGCAGCAGGCAGCCCTGGAGGCCAAACTCGCCGCCATCGCGGTCTGCGAGATCTGCGATTCCGACGGCTACGACGGCGCTCGCGTCTGCGATCACGTTGACCGAACCGAAGTCGCCAAAGCCGGAGCCGCCAGAGCCCGCGCAGCGCTCGAAAATCCCCGCACTGCGACCGGATAGTCCCGAACGGCCCGAAAACCCGCCAGCGGCGACCACAGCCCCAGGAATCGATATGCGAACGGAGACACGATGACCCAGAAAGCCAGCCCCGGGTGGTTCACCTGCCCCGGACTGACCGACGGCGCTCGCGTGGCCGTGCAGCTCGACGACGGCACGCTGATCGAGGGGTACTGGTACGACGACGCGGTACACGACGAGCCCGTTCGAGCCGGGGGTGCTCCGATGAGGCGCTCATTGGCCGGCCAATGGTGAAGGCCTCGCGCGGGATCTCTTGGCGCACACGCCAGCTGTGCTCGGAGTCCGACGAGCATCACGAGCGTGTGTGGTTCTGCATGACCTGCAAGGCATTGGAGCGCCGACTCGCCCCGGTATCCGATGCGCTCGCCGAGGTGCTGCAAAGCGCCGACCTGTCCGTGACGATCAGAAGGTGGCCTGAATGACCAAGTGCAAGCGCTGCGACCGCGCTACCGATCTGTTCGTGTGCAAGGCGTGCGTGAGCGAGCTGCGCGACCGTCTGCGCGCGCTGCCCTGGTGGCTGGACCGGCTCACCGAGACCGCAGTCGGGCAAGCCAGACTCAGCCCCAGTGGTCGCGGCGGGCGCCGTCGGGTGCTGCACGGCGACGACACGCTCGTGAGTCACGTCGAGCCGTTCCCCCGCGACAAGGACAGCGCACCAACCGAGAAAGACCAGCAGGAGCGATACCAGGCCGCCCTATGGCATGCCCTGGCGCTCGGCCGGGTGAACGGACGCGCCAGCGACGAGCTCGACCGAATCCACAACGCACTCTCGACGACCATCCGCGACATGTGCGAGACGCGCGGGCTGCAAGTACCCGAGTTCCGCACGCAGCCAAGCCCCGTGCCCGCCAACGATCCCGAGCCCGCACGGGCGTACGTGCCCGATGCGGCGACCATCGCATTGCCGGACGCATGCGCACGGTGCTATGTCGCGCTGCCTACGTCCGCGACCGGCCAGCTGTGCGACGACTGCGACGGGGCACCGGAGTTGCGCGCACCCGAGCCGTCGGCGGCCACCTTGCAGGCGACGTACACCGGCAAGCGCGGCGAGGACACACTGCCGGTGACCACCCTGGCGCGCATGGCCAAATGGCTGTACCGGCACGCTGGCGACGTGGCCCTGCAAGAGAACGCCGCCGAGATCTGCGATGAGATCGAGCGCGTGTTCCGCTCTGCCACCCGCGTGGTCAATCGCCCGCCGGAGCCGATGACCATCGGGCCGTGCATCACCGACCCTGCACCCGAGGCTGTCCTCAAGGAACGAACCGAGCAGGGCGACAGGACAACCCGATGCGGATATGCGCTCACCGCGCCGCACCAGAGCAACCAGATCGTGTGCCCACGGTGCGGTGTCGGGCACGTAGTGGCCGACGTGCTGGCACACAACCTCGGCGAGCTCGACGACCGCAACGCCACCGTGCGCGAGCTGGTGGACGTGGTGCTACCCCGCCTCGATGAGCACGTACCGCAGCGCACCATCGAACGGTGGATCCAAAACGGGCATGTGCCGGTTCGCGGCCATGACGCCAACGGTCACCAGATGGTTCGCATTGGCGATGTCCGGCGAGTGCGCGCACAGCGACCGCGACACGCAAAGCGTGCCTGACCAGCGACGATGCGAGCGTGTGGCAAAATGGCGCTCAACATACCAGTAGGTGAGCTGTATCTACTGCATGAAACCCCCGGCCTAGCTGGGGGTTTCGTCGTATCAGGGGTCAGCACATCACGCCCTGATAGCTGGTTCTGTAGCTCAAGAGGTTAGAGCGGGTGAACAAGTCCCCGGTGGAAACGTGCGACACAAGTTCCGGGTGGAAACCAAGATGCGGGATCATGGCCCGCCAGAGCCCCTATGTCAGGCCCTCGGCGTAGAACTACCCGATGGACGCGCGCAAGGCCATACGCGAGGTCATCGAGGCCATCCCGAGCCTGTTTGGTACGACTCGCACAAAGACCATCGGCGCCGAGGGCGAGACCGAGACCGTCATCTACACACAGGCGCAGGTTGCCGACCTCATCGCCTCGGTGCTCCCCGATGCCCTCAAGGCCAAGGGTCACATGGTGATCGCACTACCCGAGGTCGAGTCCTACGAGTCCGGCCGGCGCTACGTCCGAGTACCCATCACCGCACAGCCATGGTCTGACGGCACCGTGCCCATCAGTCCACACGGTGACGCGGTGGCCATCCGCAACGTGCCCGACAAACTGCCCATGCAGGACGTGCCAGCGCTGGCCTCGGCGCTCATGGCCGCCTACTGCACATGGCACCGAAAGCGACCGGTCTAGCTAGCCACCCTGCTTGCGCTCCAACATCGCGCGTATCAGCCCCAGCTCGGCACTGATGGACAGCAACGCCTGTACCTTCGCGTACTCCAGATGCCGCTCGCCGTCCGGATGGTCAGCGGCATCCCGCGAGAAGATCGCCGATGCACCGCCATTTAGGCGGCTCCACGCCTCGGCCCTGAGATCTTCAATGTCGGATGGCTTCATTGTCATGAGCTGGGATGGTAGGCGACAACCCGATGAGCAACCTGCGCAATGGCAGTCTTGAGCGCAAGGTCAAGCGTGAGTTCCGGCAGCGGTGCAAGGCCACCCGCGCGGTGTGCTGGCTGTGTCGTCAGCCCATCGACTACGCCGCCGCGCCACAAACCCCCGAAGCGTTCGAGCCCGACCACTACCACCCCGTCGAGAGCCATCCTCACCTCGCCTACGACATGACCAACCTTCGGCCCTCTCATTGCCGGTGCAACCGAGCACGGCAGGACACACCGCCTGAGCAGCGGCGATGGGTCCAACCCGACTGGTGAGCGGTGTTTGCAGAGCGCATAACCGCAGGTCAAAGAGTTAGCTGGCGGATGCGAAACCCCTGGTAGGGAGGGGGGTTCGATTCTCTGCAAACGAGCTGGCAGGCGACTCCGCGGTAAGGCTCCCTTTTCGCAAACGCCGTTGGACCTGAACATATCCCGCGACCGCTGTACAGGAGGCGTGTCCCATGCCTGACGTACACAATCGCACCCGATACCTGGCTGGTTGTCGCTGTGACCAGTGCAAACTCGCCAATTCGGAGTACCGCAAGGAGCTGCGGCAGCGCAAGAAGGGCGCGGAACAGTCCGGACGCAAATTGGCGTCCGTGCGGTCGATGCCAGCAAACGCCGGTGGCGAGCAGAGCGCGCCGCGAGCCCCGGTGATCGGCGACGTACAGCAGGGCGTGATAGCTGAGATCGACACACTCGGGGTCGCCGCGTCGCGGCCCGGCCTGGTGGCCACGGCGTACGCGCTGGCGCGAGTACTCGACAACCAGCTGGCCATCGCGCAGCACCCCTCGGCGGCCCGGCAGCTCTCCGAACTGATGGACAAGCTGCGCAAGAGCGGCAGTGTCGGCAAGGGCAAGCTCGCCGCTGTGCGGGCGATGACCCGCCAGACCGGAACCGGCGAGGCCACGGGTTGAGCACCGCGTGCGCAGAGCGCATCCTCGGATGCACCGAGCCGCGCATCTTCACCCCGCCGCGCCGTGAGTTGACCCCGCAGACCTCGCACGGGTTCGCGTGCATCGCGTTCGCCGAGCAGCTGCTCGGGCTGCGGTTGTTCCCGTGGCAAGAGTGGCTGCTCATTCACGCGCTGGAGCTCAACGAGGACGGCACCTACCGATTCCGGTTCGTCATCGTCGAGGTGGCCCGGCAAAACGGCAAGTCGCTGATTCTGCTCGTGCTGGCGCTGTGGCACCTGTACGCGCTCGATTCCAAGATGGTCATCGGCACCGCGCAGGATCTGGCCCGCGCCGAGAAGGCATGGGACGAGGCCGTGCAGTGGGCCGAGGGCGACGAGGAACTGGCGCACTTCATCGAGAAGGTGGACCGAGGCCACCCGAAGATGTTGCGGCTGGCCAAGACTGACGAGACCCCATGGTTCCGCGACTATCAGGTGGCCGCTGCCACCCGTCGCGGCGGTCGCGGTTTCTCCGGCGACTTGATTCTGCTCGACGAGCTGCGCGAGCACACCAACTGGGAATCGTGGGCGGCCGTCACCAACGCGATGAACGCCCGTCCCCGTGGTCAGGCGTGGGCGTTCTCCAACGCGGGAGATGCGATGTCCATCGTTCTGCGCTGGCTGCGCACCACGGCACACCAGGCGCTCGGGTGGCCCGACGGCGACGCGGACGCGGCCGTACTCGGCGAGCTCGACGCCGAGATGGAGGAATACCTCGCCGAGCACGCCGACGAGGAAATGACCGGCTGGTTTGAATGGTCAGCACCCCCCAAGGCCAAGCGCACCGACCGGCAAGCATGGGCACAGGCCAACCCCTCGATGAATCACACTGAAATCACCGAGGATTGCGTCACCGAGCGGGCCATCGCCGGGGCACTGCGGGGCAACCCGCCGCACATGTTCGAGACCGAGGTGCTGTGCCGGTGGGTCTCGATGTCCGACGCCGGACCGTTCCCCGAGAGTTCGTGGGCCGACACGCTGGACAACACCGCACGCCCCGCCGAGGGCAGTCCCCGAGTTGTGTGCGTGGACGTTTCCTGGTCACGCACCCACGCGTATGTCGCGCGGGTAGGCCTCGACGATGACGGCAAGCCGGTGGCCGGCATAAGCGCCGACCGCTCCGGAACCGATTGGGTGATCCCCTGGCTGGTCGAACACCAGGACGGTTTCGCCGCCGTGGTCATGCAATCCAACGGTGCCCCCGTCACATCGCTGATCGAGGACGCCAAGGCCGAAGGCCTCAACGTGATCGAGTGGGGCGGCGCTGATCTGGGGATCGCCACCGGCAAGGTCTGGGACCACATGAACGAGCGCACCCTGCGCCACCTGGAACACCCCGGCCTCGACGCGGCGGCTACCAGCGCCGCCATCAAAGTACTCGCGCAAGGTGCGTGGGTCATCGACCGAGCCAAATCGCCCACCGACGCCGCACCACTGCAAGCCGTCATCGGCGCGGTATGGGGACTGGAAACACTTGAGCCGGAGAGTCGTTCGGCCTACGAGGACGAGGAGCTGATGATTGTTTAAGCGCAAGCATCCCGCAGTAGGGCGTGAGGCCGTATGGAACCTGCACTCTGGTAGCACAATTCGTGGTGTCCTCGTGAAAGAGGCAGGCCCGAAGCTGATCTTGCGCGCGGCCAGCGTGTACGAGCCTGGCCAGGAATGGATACCGGCAGATGGCGAGATCATCATCGACTCCGGCAACGTGGACTACGTACAGGTCCCCTGATGGGCATCACGGTTAGCGGTGGTACCCCGATCCCCATCGGTACGCCATGGTCTCGGTACTCCCCGATCCAGCAGCGCATCGACATCTCGCCGTTCCTATCACTGGAGTATTTCGAGATCTGGCGCCTACAACCCTCGGTGCGGCGCGTCGTGTCGTTCCTGGCGCGCAACATCGCCCAACTCGGCATTGGGGTATTCGAGCGCCAGTCAGAGGCCGAGCGGGCCAAGGTGTTCGAGCACCCCCTGGCCAAACTGCTGTACCGGCCCAACCCCAAGATGACGCCGTATCGGTTCAAGTCAACGCTCATCCATGATCTGGGCATCTACGACGTTGCCTACTGGCGCAAGCTGCGTGTTGGATCCAAACTGGTTGGCCTCCAGCACCTACCGCCCCGGCTGGTGACCCCGGACAACTACAACTCACCGGGCCTGTCCCCCACCGCTTTCAAGGTGGCCGGTCCCGCTGGCAGTGCCGGTGAAGTCATCCCCGCTGATGACGTGTTCTATGTGCGCGGCTACGGCGGCATCTACGACATCGGCATTTCGCCGCTGGAGTCGCTGCGTCAAATCCTGCGCGAAGAGTGGTCGGCCAGCGACATGCGCGACCAGATCATGCGCAACGGCGCCCGCATGTCCGGATACCTTTCTCGGCCCAAGGAGGCCCCCGCGTGGACCAAGGAGGCCCGCGCGAAGTTCAAGGAGTCGTGGCGTTCTCAGTACGCGGGCGCCGACGCCAGCCAAGCGGGCGGCACCCCAGTGCTGGAGGACGGCATGACGTTCGTTCAGGCCAGCCAAACCGCAAAAGACTTGCAGTACATCGAGGGCCGCAAGCTCACCGACGAAGAGGTATGTCGGTCCTACTTCATCCCGCCGCCCATGATCGGCATCCTGGACCGGGCCACGTTCGCCAACATCACCGAGCAGCACGCCATGTTGTACCAAGACACCCTCGGCCCTCTGCTCGAACAGATCGAGGACGAGATCGACCTCCAGCTGCTCCCCGAGCTGGAGCCTGTGACGCCAGAGCGATTCTTCTGCGAGTTCAACCTGCGCGAGAAGCTGACGGGCAATTTCAAGGACCGCGCCGGGATCATGCAGACCGCCGTCGGCGGACCCTGGCTGACCATCAATGAGGCACGCGCCCTGGACAATCGGCCACCCGTGGAGGGCGGCGACGACCTGATCAAGCCGCTGAACCTCACTCAGAACGGCGACCAGAACCCGATACCGGCTGACGACCAGGCCCCGGAGCAACCGGCTGACAACGAAGCCACCGACGAACTCGACGACGACGAGTAAGGGAGTACCACCCATGCGCACCAAAATGGCGAACATACAGATCAAGGCCGGACCCGACGACGGGCTCGCTGAAGGTCAGTTCACCGCGTACGCCAGCGTATTCGGCAACATCGACAGCTACGGCGACGTGGTAGTCAAGGGCGCATTCGCCAACTCCCTTGCCGAGTGGTCGAAGTCGGGCAGTCCTATACCGCTTCTGTTCGGGCACAACATGTCCGATCCGGACTACAACATCGGGCATGTCGAGTCCGCGGTGGAGGACGAGCACGGACTGCTCGTTACCGCACAGATCGACACCTCCAATCCCAAGGGGTTGCAGGTGTACAAGATGCTCAAGGGCCGCCGCGTCAATCAGATGTCTTTCGCCTACGACATTCTCGACGGCGGCATGGCCGAGCGGCCCAAGGCTGGCGAGCCCGTCGGCGAGGACGGCACCGTGCCCACCGAATCGTTCTACGAGCTGCGCGAACTCAAGCTCTATGAGGTGTCGGTGGTGACCATCGGCGCGAACCAGGACACCGAGATTCTTGCCGTCAAGGCACGCGAAATCGCAGCGGACACCAAGGCTGGCCGCGTGCTGTCGGCCAAAAACGAGAGCGAACTACGAGACGCACACGAGGCCATCAGCCGCGTGCTCTCCGCTCTCGGCAGCACACCTGACGAGGAAAAGGCCAGCGAATCCGGCCCGTCTGAGCCAGCGCCCGAAGCGGCGCCCGTTCAGGCCAACCGCAAGTCGCCCGTCGCATCCTCGGCGCACAAGTTGATCGAGCTGGAACTGGCCAGCGCGATCTAAATCCAAAGAATCAGAAGGAGATTCACATGTCTGCACGACTGTTGCAGCTCAAGGAGCGCGCCGACGCGGCACTCAAGACGGCGCGCGACATCGCAGAGAAGGCCGAGGCCGAAGGTGGCCGCGACTTCAAGGACAACGAGCAGGTCGAGTACAACACCGCCGTGGCGGCCGCCAAGGACATCTTGGAAGCCATCAAGGCCGTCAAGGCCGATGAGGCAATCTTGGCCGAGGCCAAGACCTTTGCCGACAACATCGGCGTCCCGGAAACCAAGGGCGGCCATGCCGAGCTCAATTTGAGCCTCGGTACGACCGTGATCCAGTCGCCGGAGTTCAAGGCGATGATGGATCGATTCAAGACCGGCAACGGCGAGTTTCGCATCCCGGACCGCGCCAAAATCCAGTCCGATGCGATCTCGCTCAAGTCGTTGTTCGTGGGTCAGTCCCGCACCAGCGCTGGCGCGTTCATCGTCCCGGACCGAACCGACATTGTGGAGATGCTGGGCCGTCGGCCGTTGCGTCTGCGCGATCTGTGCGCCAAGCGTCGCACCACCTCCGATGTGGTGGAGTACGTGCGCGAGACCAGCCACACCAACAACGCCGCTCCGGTTCCGGAAGCCAGCAGCGCGGCGGCGCCCACCGCGCCCGGTTCGGCCGGCCCATTGGTGACCGATCCGAACGGCGGCTACAAGCCCGAGGGCTCGTGGGCATTCGAGGTCAAGCAGGCCACGGTCAAGACCATTGCCGAGTGGGTGCCGGTCTCCAAGCGGGCACTTGCCGACGTGGCGCAGCTGGAGGGCTTGATCAACGATGAGCTCCAACTCGATATCGCCGAGGCCGAGGACAACCAGTTCCTCAACGGCAACGGCGTGGGTGAGAACCACACCGGCATCCTGAACACCTCCGGCATCCAGACGCAGGCGTTCACGACCGACATCTTCACCTCCCTGCGCAAGGCGATCACGAAGCTGCGCACCGTGGGCCGCGTACAGCCGAACGCGATCCTGGTCTCTCCGGCAGTCAAGGAGCAGATCGAGCTCACCAAGGACGAGATGGGCCGGTACTACTACGCCGGACCGTTCAACACCGGAGTGACCACCTTGTGGGGTCTGCCGGTCGTCGATTCGGAGATCATGCCCGACACGCACGCTCTGCCCGGCGACTTCTCCAAGGCCGTCATCTGGGACCGCGAGCAGACCAGCATCACCATGACCGACTCGCACGCGGACTTCTTCATCCGCAACCTGGTGGCCGTGCTGGCCGAGGAGCGCAACGCGTTCGGCGTCACCCGCCCGCCCGCCTTCTGCAAGACGGCGGTGGCCTGATGACTCTGCGCGAGTACGAAGTGGCCACCGGCGACCCCTGGGGCCGCACAACCACGATCCAGCTCTCCGACGAGGACGCCAAGGCGCGCGGCTTGATCCCGCACACCAAGGCTGACACCGAGGACGATGCTGGCGAGGGTGACAAGGGAGACGGCGGGGATGCTGGCGGCCAGAAGCAGGCCAAGGCACCGGCCAACAAGGCCGCGCCGAAGGCTCCCGCCCACAAGGGCAGCGCCGAGGCCTAATGCCCGAGCTGGACGAGGCTGCCGTCGAGCAGTACACGCAGGGGCGGCTGGTCGCCGATGATCCGGAGACTGGCCGCCTTCTGCGGGCAGCGCTGGCCGCTGCTCGTGCGTACTGCGGATGGCACGTGACGCCGGTCAAGACCGACGACATTGTGGAGCTTGACGGGCCGGGCGGCAACACGCTGATGCTGCCCACCCTCAAGCTCGTATCGCTCGCCGAGATCCGCGAACGCAGCGCACGCTACGGCGGGGCCACCGATGAGACGGTCTACTCCCCTGCCCAACTGGAGATCTCACGGCAGGGCATGGTCCGCAAGAGGCCCGGAATCGCACCCGGCCCGCCGTGGTGGACGCACGAGCTCGGCGCGTTGAGCGTCACGATGACCCACGGCTTCACCGACGACGAGGCCGCGAACTGGCAAGGCGCCATCTTGTCCATGGTTGACCGGGTATCAACCATGATCGGCGGTGGCCCGTTCATCGGCATCGGCCCGTTCCAGTACGGGGCAACTACGTCGTCGTCGAGCGCTCACTCACAATTCAGCGACGCCGAACGCGCCACGTTCGACCTCTACCGACTTGAGCCCACGCCGTGACCGAGTGGGTGACGGTCACCCCGCTTGGCGGCAAGGACCCCATTACCGGCGACCAGCTGCCCGACGGCGCACCGCTGCGCCTGTTGGCCTACGAGGTTGCGCCCGGTAACACGCTGTTGCGGTTCGGGATTGGCGGCGACCTCGACTCGGTGGAATTCACCACCTACCTGCCGTTGCGCCACCGGGGCACGGACGGCACCTGGACAGCGACCGCAACCGTGCTGGCCAAGCCCTTCCGGATCGAGGTACGCCACCGCAAATGCCTTGGCCGCATGCAGGAATGGAACTCACGTGGCCGGGGCGGTATCGCCGTCCTGTGCCACTCCGCGACCGGCAAGGGCACCTGATGCATGTACAGGCCGCCCCCGCGCCGCTGCTGCGCGCGTGGCTGGCCCCGAAGTTCTCCGGCGTGACCGTCGCCGACGCGGTGCCCGACGAATGGACACCCGACGAGGCGCCGGTCATCGTGCTTGCCGACGACGGCGGCCCCGTCGTCGTGGCCTGGTCCGGGCAGATCGTGCGGTCCTATCACGTCATTCGCATCACCGCGCGCGGACGAGTCCGTACCGCCGTCGATGAACTCGCCCGCATAGCGGCGGGCCACCTGTCCACCGCCCGCCTGCCCGGCATCAAGGTCCACGGCGTCGGCCCGGTCTTGGAGTCTCGAGACCCCAAGACCGGTGCGGTGCTCGCCTCCACGCTGGTCAACGTCCAAGCACGAGCCAGGCAGATCTGATGGCCAAGAGCCCGACGTTCAAGCTCAACAAGAAGGCCATCGCCGAGCTAGCCAAAGGCGCAGCCGCACAGGCCGTTGTCACATCGGTTGCCAACGACATTGCGGCCGCTACCGGCATCGAGGCCGAGGTCGTCGAGTACACCACCGACCGCGCTGTGGCCGCCGTCAAGGTCCACGCGTTCGACCAGGCCGCCGACGGCGTGCTCTCCCGCGCTGCTGCCAGCGCCGGAATTCACATCGCTACCAAGTAGGCGGCCCAGGACCGCAACAAGTTTCACCGACCACCACAGGGGTTGTCGGTGTTTGTCCGTGCGCGCCGTCGCCCGGACTCGACAAGAAGGAGAATCACAATGGCCGGCAATGCCGACAACGTGAAGCTGTGGGACGGCGCTGATGTGCTGATCTACACAGGCACGGATAGTCCGTACGACATCACCTCGCCCGCGACCACCAACAACCTGCCCGCGACGATCACCGACCCGTGGCCCGCACTGTGGAAGTACGTCGGCCTCCTGCACGGCGACAACGGTTTCGAGAACACCCGCGAGTGGAACGAAACCGACATCACCGCATGGGGTTACGGCGTGGTCAAGGTGGCCAGCAAGAACCTCAAGGTGGAACGCAAGTTCACCGCCCTGGAGGACAACGAGACCACCACATCGCTCATCTGGCCCGGTTCGACGGACACGGCAATCGTGGTCCCCAAGCCCGCCAGCCGCTTTATCGCGTTCCAGCTGGTTGACGATCTCGGTCACACCACGCGCTACATCTCCAAGCTGCGTTCGCGCATCTGGGCGCCCAACGCCAACGAAAAGGAAGGCGCCGCCGACGGATACGGGTTCACCGCCCGCATCTTCCCCAATAGCAACAAGGAGCTGTTCGCGCTCCAGAAGTCGGCGGCATAGCCATGATCCGAGTGGAGCTGACCAAGGAAACAGAGCATTTCCCCGCTGGCGCGGTCATCGCGGTCGATGAGAACTCAGCCAAGGTGCTCATTGCCCGCAAGGAGGCCAAGCTCGTCGGCGAGGTCGAGCCCGAGGTCGTCGAATCGGGCGGCGAACGGGCGCGGGCCATCAACGCCGCCGCCAAGGCCGACACCGAAGCCGAGGCCGAAGGCGAGGACCCGCCGAAGAACGAAGCCCGCAGCACCGCAAAGGGTTCCAAGTAACCACAGCCGTCACCCCGCGCCGTTTCCCTCGGCCCGGCGCGGGGTGGCTTCACCTGTCAATGCCGGGGAGCCGAGGGAGAATCTGAAATGGCAAAGCAGACAACAAGTCCGGCCGAGGCCGAGGCGAAGGGCATCGAGACTCAGCAGGTCACCTACGGCGGCCACGCCTACGAAGTTCCTGCCACGGTGGATGATTGGCCGATTGAGGCGCTGGAGGCCGCCGAGCGAGGATTGCCGTCCACGCTGCTGCGCAGCGTGCTCGGACCGGCACAGTACGGCGCGTTCAAGGCGCGGCATAACACCGTCAAGGATCTGCGGGCGCTCTCCGACGCCATCGCCGAAGCGTCCGGATTCACCGCCGCGCTGGGAAACTAGTTGCGCCAGTGATCCGCGCAGTGCCTCCGACATGTGTTGCACTGCGCGGGTTTCTGGCCCTGCTCCGGTTCCACTGCGATCTCGTCGAGGCCGACCTTTCGACGTTCCATCACATCGACTACCGGGACCGCTGGCGTCGGGACTCCGAGGGGATACGGCGGCTCACGCTGCGCATGATCCATGTCCGCGTGACCCACCTACCCGCCACATCGGCTCTGTCCCTGCACTTTTCCAACGGCAAATCAGCGTGGGACCTACACGCTCACCTCATGGCCGACATGGTGACCGCCTGGACCGGACACCAGTACGACCGCAACGGCGAGCAGGCCCACGCGCAGAAGCAAGCCACCGAGCGCCGGGAGAAACGGCGCGAGTCAGCCCGCAAACGCGCACGAGCGCACAACAGCCGAACGGTGGCCGATGACATCGCCAGAGCCAAACGCAACGCCAGAGGGGGTCAATGATGGCCGATAAGACCAACATCGGGTACGCCATGCTCCCGGTGGCGCTGTCGTTCGAGAACATCACCAAGGAGATCGCCAGCAAGCTCGGCATACCCCTGAAAGCGGCGGGCACCAAGGCTGGTGTGGACGCGGGGGCGGCAATCGCCGCTGGCGTCGAGCAGGCCAAGGGCAAGGTCGAATCGTCCAGCGCCAAAGTCGCCACGGCGTTGAAGAAGATTGAGGACCAAACCGGCAAGGTCAAGGTGGCCGAGGCCCAGCTACAAGCATTGCGCGACAAGGGTGTCACCGACGCCGGGCGGCTGGCGGCGGCCGAGGAGAAGGTGGCCGCCGCACAGCGCAACCTCACGCAGGCCGAGAACACGCACACCAACGCCACGGGCGCGCTGCGCAACGCCCAAGTCAACCTCGCCAAGGCCCAAAAGGATGCCGGGGATGCCGCCGAGGGCGCAGCGGTCAAGTTCGGTCTTCTCTCGCGCGTCAGCGGCGCCACCGGCAATGCGCTCGGCGCGGCGGCATCGGGTGCGCGCAGCCTAACCGGGAGCTTGGCGGGCGCGGCCGGCCTCGTCGGCGGGGTGGCCGCCGTGACCACCACCTTGACCAAGGCGCTCACTGTCGGGCTGGACTACACGCGGTCGATGAACACCATGCAGGCGGTATCGGGCGGCACCGCCGAGCAGATGGCGCAGGTGGGCGCGCGGGCACGCGAGCTGGGCAACGACATCAGCTTGCCGGGCACCTCGGCCAACGACGCCGCCGCCGCCATGACCGAACTGGCCAAGGGCGGGTTCGACGTTCAGCAGTCGATGGACGCTGCCAAGGGCACACTCCAGCTGGCGGCCGCTGCCGGTATCTCCGCCGCCGAGGCCGCCACCATCCAGTCCAACGCCCTGAACGCCTTTGGCCTGAGCGCCGACTACGCGGGCAAGATGTCCGACATTTTGGCCAACGCCGCCAACGCCTCCAGCGCCGAGATCACCGATATCGCCTATGGGCTCCAGGCCGGGTCGGCGGTGGCCAACCAGTTCGGGATCAGCGCCAAGGACACCGCCGCGACGCTGGCGCTGCTGGCCAACAACGGCATCAAGTCCTCCGATGCCGGTACGTTGCTCAAGTCCGCGCTGCTGCACCTGGCAGCACCGTCCGATCAGGCATCAGCTGCCCTCGATGCCCTCGGGGTGCAGGCCTACGACGCCCAAGGCAATTTCGTCGGGCTCGCCGCGCTCATGGGTCAGCTCCAGGAGGCATCCAAGCGGCTGACCCCGCAGATGTTCCAGGAGAACGCCGCCATAGCGTTCGGCTCAGATGCAGCCCGCCTGGCGGGCATCGGCGCCAAGGAGGGCGCCGACGGATTCAACAAGATGGCCACGGCCATGGACCGCTCGGGGGCCGCTGCCGACGTGGCCGCCGCACGCACCAAGGGCCTGCCCGGTGCGGTGGAGCGCATCAGCAATGCGGTCGAGTCGTTCTCGCTGGCGCTCTACGACGTGATCAGCGGTCCGGCCCAACAGTGGGCCGACCGGCTCGCCGAGGGCATAGGCAAGGCCGAGGACGGATTTAAGGCGGCCGTCCCCTACGTCAAGGACTTCTTCAAGGAGATCGACCAATCGGGCGTCATCGATCTGGTCAAGGGCGCGTTCTCCACGCTGCTGGACACCGTTACCGGCGTTGTGACAGCAGGTATCGCGGTCGGGCGGTTCTTCAACGAGAACAAGGAGCTGGCCGGGGGCCTGGCGGTCATCCTGACTACCCTGCTCGCGCCCGCGCTGGCTGCCATGGCGGTCTCGGCGGCATCGGCGGCCGCCGCGATGGTGGTCTCGGGTGCGACGACGGCCGGGTACTACGCCCTTGTCGCGGCCACCAAAGCGTGGACGATCGCACAGTGGCTACTCAACGCCGCGATGTCGGCCAACCCAATCAGCCTTATTGTCATCGGAATCGCTGCTCTTGCAGCTGGATTGATCTACGCCTACAAGCATTCCGAGACGTTCCGGCGCATCGTCGATGCGGCCTGGAAAGGCATCAAGGAGGCCGCATCAGCGGTCGTCGATTGGTTCACCAACACGGCGTGGCCTTTCCTGCAACGCGTTTGGGACGGTATCGCCGCTGGCTGGCGCGGGCTCGTGGACACCGCCGAAGGGGTATGGACCGGCATCCGCGACAAGTTCAACGCCATGGTCGAATTCTTCTCCAATCTGCCATCTGCCATCAAGGAGAAGGCAATTGGCATGTGGGACAGCATCAAAGACTCGTTCAAGTCGATGGTTAACGGGCTGATCATGATGTGGAACGCCATGGCCGCCAAGCTGACGTTCACCATGCCGGACATCCCCGGTGTCCCGCGTCGCGGCGAGAGCATCCAGCCCATCCCCTCGCTGCCGATGCTGGCCGCTGGCGGGGTTGCCGGGCGTACCACCGCAGGGCGCCTCTGGGGGCCGGGCAACGGCACCAGCGACTCGATCATCGGCGTTGATACACGCGGGTACCCAACAGCTTTGGTGTCCACCGATGAGGGTGTGGTCAAGGCCGCGGCGATGCGCGGAAACGGCGCCGCCATCGTCGCGGCCCTCAATGCCGGATGGGTGCCCTCGGCAGAGTACCTGCGCGCGATGCTCATTGACGGCGGCCTGCCCCGCTATGCCGAGGGACTGAACCCCGGCGCGGACTTTCTGCGCACCACCATCATGCAGATGTGGCCCAAGATCACTCGCATTGGTGGCCGCCGCTCCGAAGATGGCTACGGCGAACACAGCACGGGCAACGCCATCGATGTCATGATCCCCGACTACAACTCGCCCGAGGGTATGGCGCTGGGCAATAGCGTGCTGGCCTTCTTGCAAAAGAACGCCTCCACGCTCGACGTGAACGGGATCATCTGGCGCCAAACCTCATACGGATACGGCGGCAGCTTCGCCACCGGGACCGGCATGCCCGATCGCGGCACCCCGACGCAGAACCACATGGATCACCTGCATGTGATCCTGGGCAAGGGGCGCGGCGTGGGTGCGGCCCCGACTGCTGTGCCGACGGCGGCGCTCTCCGGCGGTGCGGGCGCGGCCGCTCCGCTGTCGGCGGGCGGCGGTGCCGGTGGCGGCATCCCCGCTGGTGCGACTGCTGGCGTTGGCCCCAACGGTGAAGCGGGCTACTACCAGAGTGATCCGCGCAAGGTGCGCGACGCCGAGCAGAAGGTGGCCGACGCCGATGACCGAGTGAAGCGCGCCGAGCAGCGGGTGGCCGAGTTGGGCAAGAAGGCCAAGGAGTCCGAGCGGATGACCGCGCAGGACAACCTGGAGAAGGCCAAACGTGAAGCCCGCGATGCCCGAGATGACTTGGAGCAGACCAAAAAGGGCAAGTTCACCGAGACGCGGCAACCCAAGGGCGGCAATGGTATTGGCGGTGCCGGTGGCGGCGGTGACCTCAGCGGTGCGGGCGGCATCTTCGGATCGTTCCTCAAGGAGACATTCGGGCTTGACGGGTCATGGCTGCCGGACATCTCAAACTTCGGACCCCTCAAGATGTTTGACTCATTCATGACGGCCTTCAAGGGGCCGATCCAGGGTGCCATCGACGGGCAGCTCGGCATCCAGCAACCCGGCTGGACACCCGGCTCGGACTGGCAGCCGTCCTCGGCGGCCCCGGTGTCCGCTGGCGGTACCGCCGCGCCCGGTCAGGGCAACGCCCCCGGCACCGAGGGCGGCCTGAACATCGCGGGCCTGAACCTGCCCGGCTTCGCACCGCCCAACGTCGATGCCTCAATCCAGGTCACCGCGAACGGTCCCGGCGCCGACGAGATCGCCACGGCGGTACGCCGCGCCGCACCCGACCAGCAGACGCGGCTGGGCGCTGCGATCCCGACGGGCTTCTGATGGCGCTACCGGCCGACACCTCCTGGGGTGCGCTTCCCGAGCGGATGCGCGCCGAGCACATCGAGTGCCGCATCATCGACACGACCGGCAACGTGTGGCACCTGTCCGGTCCCAACGCGGGCGTCGAGGGCGCCATGATCAACGGCGCCATTGACGGGCTCGGGGAGATCCCCGGCAAGGGCGTGTGGTCCGAGACCGCCAACAGCGCCCCCTACTTCGAGCGGTGGATCGACGGCCGCCACGAGATCGCATTCCGGGCGCTATTGATCGATGATCACGCATTCGGCTGGTATGGCACGCGCCGACGGTTCATGGACGGCCTCAAGGTCGATACACCCTCGTGGTTCACCGTCACCTCACGCCTGTACGGCGAGGTCTGGTTGCCGGTGCTGCGCGACTCGGTGCACACCATCTACGAGGACGACCCGACCGCCGATGACACCAACTACAGCCTTCATGAGCTGGTGCTGGCGGCCTCTGGTGATCCCCGCTGGCGGCGGCCCGACCGGGTGGGCATGTGGCAATCGACCAACGGGCAAAAGGTCGGCTCGATCCGTGTGGTCAATCGCAGTGACGTACCGATCAGGCCCTACTTCATCTGCGAAGCACCAGGACGGATCAAGCTGCCCGATGGGCCGGCCGCTGTCATCACCGCCCCGGACGCCGAGGACCACATCGACTTTCCCGGCCTGCTCGGACTGTTCGGCTTGTCCTGGCTCACCCCGCGCGGTCTGCGTCGGCACCGCGAGCCCGAGATGGTCATCGACTTCACGCTCTACGAGGACGAGCACACCCTTATCGACACCGACCCCTGCAACCGCATCGCCATCAGCGACAAAGACCCGGTGGACAACATCGGGTTGCAGTTCATCCGCAACTCCGAGATCGCTTCACTGATCACCGGAAACGCTGGCGAGCGCGGCCAAACCATCATGGAACGGCTACGCGGGCAGGGCTTCTCGGTGCCGATCCCGGCGCGGTCGGAGGCCTCGCTGCCGGTCTATCACTCCCGACCCGGTGGCCGCATCTGGTGCGTGGTACCCCAGAGGTTCGACCATGCCACCTAGCGCCATGACCGGCGCGGTGATGGACCGGCTGGAGTCCCAGCGGTACGCCTACATCAACAGACCGCCCCAAGTTCCGCTCTTTCGGGTGTGGGATAAGGACTTTCGTCTGTTGTGCCAGATCGCCGACCCCGAAGAGGCGGTTTGGGAAGAGCTCGACGACAAGGTAGGCGGCGCTCAGGTCACCATCGCCGGGCAGCGGTTCGCCTGGCTGCGCAAGCTCATCACGCGGGACATCCCGTATGACGAGAACCTGATGCTGACGGTGGACCCCGATGTCACCAACCCGCACGATTACAAGGCGCGGTGGGGTGGCTGGATCGATGACATCGACGACATCGTGGAGGCCGGACAACCAACTCGAACAGTGTTGAAGTGCACCAGCTTCCGTGATCACCCATCGTTCATTTCCGTAGCCAGTAACCCTATCTTCCCGCCCGAGGTGCAGGCGCCCAAGATTTTCATGAATGGCGGCCCGACCGCCTGGACCTGTGCAAGTACGGCTTTTATCAACCTGTTTCGCATCTACACTCTCAACGGGTTTCATCCGATCCCGCGAAACCTGTTCGCCCCCAGGACATGGCTGGAAAACCTGCATATCTTGAATTGGCCGATTCAGGTTATGCCGATGGTGCCGTTGCTGGACCAGACGCGGTGGTGTGTGCTCTCTTCGCGCTGGAAGTCGCTGGAAGAGGCGCAGGCGCCACTGCTCAAGGACGCGGGCGTGACGTGCCGCGCCTACACGTGGCTGCCCACAGATCCGGCCCCGTACACCATGTTTGGCCCCGAACTGGCCGAGATCTTCCGACCCAAGCGGGCCTGCATCATCTTGTCCTACGAGGACAACTCGGGCGTCGGCGGCCCCACGGGAACGCTGATCGATGGCGCCATGAACCTCATCGCAGCAACACTGGATGACTTTCTGGCATCTACCATCATCCCGCTGGACCAAGACGGCGACGGCATCCCCGATCCGTTCATCCGCAAGCTGCTCGGCGTAGCACCCAAGCCATCCCCCTACACATACCGCGACGCAGAGCACGGCGGTATCCGCAAGTCCACCATGTCAATTCACAAGCGGCGCGCCGTCACCATCCTGACTGGCGGCAAGAGCCCGGCATGGCTCAACCAGGCCATCAGCTTCATGATCCGCTACGGCCTGGCCCAGCTTTCCCAGGTGATCAACTACGGCCTGGGCGCCTACCAGCAATACGGTGTCAACGGACTTGACAACCTCTATCAGGGGCAGCTCGACGACGTGTTTTTGCCGTTCATGCAGTGGCGCAACCCATTTGCCTCCGCGAAGGCCGGACCCTATGCCCGCAACGAGTTCATGGCATCGGGCTCCGGATCGGCGTACACCGTCAGCTCGATACAGGCCATCGCCGACGGCGACCACAAGAACCGCGCCTATGTCTCGTTCAACCAGGACGTGGGCGATGTGGCACCGTTCGTGATTGACAAGGATTTCGGCCTGGGACACCGGGTCAACGTCGAGCGTTCCGAGATCCTGTACACCGAGCAGGTAAAGGGCATCCGCCGCACCCTCAAGCGCGGTGAGCCCTGCCGCCCAACACTTCTCGTGGGCGATGACACCCGCGAGGAAGACGGGCTATTGAGGGCATTTCGCACCATCGGCGACGTGGCCAACTTCGCCGCAACCATCGCATCCGCAGGAGGCATGTTCTAGTGACCGACGCTCTGGTCTTCCCCGAATTCCCCTATGACCGCAAGTTCACGCGCGCTGAGATCGACGAGATCACCGACGAAGCACGCAAGCTCGCCGACGCCCTGCGCGACGGCCAGGCCCCCAACGGCGCCACACTGTGGATCGACGAGAGCATGCTCCAACTCTGGTGCGTGCACGGCGTTTTGGCCGGTGTGCGGGTGCATCCGGATCTGGCGTACATCGTGGCCATCAAGCAGCCCGACCAGCACGCGGTATTCGAGGACTCGGTGCAGTGGGTGCTGCGCGAGGACGCGCCCGAGATCGATCCCGAACAGGACGAGGCCGAGGCCGAGCGGATTGCCACCGCACTGACGCAACGACTTCCCGACGAGGTGCGCCGCCTGGTGGCGCAGAAGATGACCGAGGCCTTCAACGAGGCGAACAAGGAGGACAGCCGTGGTTGACGTATTGCCCAGTGCCCCAGTCTGGCTGGGTGATCATCGCGGATTGTTGAGGTTCTACGCCTACCAGCGCAAGCCCGGTGACCCGCCCCAGACCATCGGCACGTTCACCCTCGATTCCGAGGACGCCGTGGTGGTGCTCAACGCGCTCAAGGGCGAAAAGGGCGAGCCGGGCACCCCCTCGCCCATCATCCGCCCGCAGTGGGGCCACGGCTATTCCAGCGTCGCGGCGCTGCATGCCGGAGAGAACGCTCTGACGACGCTGGACGCGGGCCGCGCCTGGTACATCAACGGCACCTGGAACATCTGGACCGGCAGCGCGTGGCGCCAGGAGCAGGGCAGCCTGGAGGGGCCTCCCGGCCCCACCCCGGACCTGTCGATGTCGGCCGAGATCGTCCCGCAGCCGGTCTCGGGGCCGTACGGCGAGATCGTGGTGGACCGCAGCGGTACCGACGAAGATCCGCACTTTCACCTCAAGATCCCCGGCATTCCCGGTCCGCAGGGCGACAACTCGACGATCCGGGGCTCGCTGGACTACGACAACAGCGCCGACCCGCTCGATGGCCAGGGCATCGTCTTTGACATCACCAGCGGCAAGTTCAAGCCCGGCGATATGTCTCCCTACGCCGCCGAGCTGTACACGATCCCGCAAGGTGCATTCCAAAACGGCAGCTTCTCTACCGGCGAGCAGATCATCGCGCAACTGACCATCGAGGCACGCTCGACAGCCTGGTATCCCGACGTGATGGGCCACGTGCGGTGGCGCCGCGCCATCTTGTCCTCGGCGCAGGTACAGATCGAGGTCCGCATCGAGCCGGAGAACAGCTCACCGTCGGTGCCGGGCAACGCCCCGATCTGCGCGCTGGGGCCATTTGACCCGTCCACGCTGGACACCACGACCGTCTCGCACATCGCCCCGCACTTCTCCCACGAAGGCGACCCGATGCGCGCGGTGTCGCCCACCTCGGCGGTCGGGCGCATCCCGGCCGGCCAGGCGGTGAACGTCTATGTGATCGCCCGCCGCATCGGCGGTAACGGTTCGTACATCATCGACGCCGAATGGTCCCAGCTGGCCCTGCGCGCCTACCCCGTGAGCTGACATGCCCAGAGTGGTTGACCGGCGCCCGCGCCGGGTCGCGGACAAAGACCCCCTTGCCGGGCTACTGGGCTATGACCTCACCGAGGCCGCCGAGTACGCCGGTCAGGGCATCCGCGACTTCATGTTGCAGATCCGCGACACGTGGGCGCAGTGGCTCAGGGACGCCACGGGTATCGACCTGACGGCCGCCAATGAGTTTTTCGATTACCTTGTCTCCGAGTTTCTTTCACGCAGCCAGCTCGACCTGTCGAGCCCGCAGAAGTTCGTCGAAAGCCTCGGCGACCTACTGCGGACCGGCGCCGAGGAACTGTTTAACAACAGCGTCATCGCTATCTCGCGCATCGGCAACATCATCCAGGACTTGATCAACGGTGCGGGCGAGTTCCTGACCGCCGACAGCGTGAAAACCAACCCATTCTGGTCTTGGGATTCCGTGATGCCCGGCTTCATCTCGGGCGGCTCAATTCGCGCGACCGCCAACGGCACACAGCAGGTCATGCGTTCAGAGCCTTTCCGGGTTTTCCCTGGCCAGACCTTAGAGCTGCGCGCCGCCTCGCAATGGACCGGCGCCGCCGCCACCGCAGGATCAAACCCGGTCAAGGTCGGATTCACCCCGTTCGATGAGGCAGGCAATCCGCTGGCCGATGTCATTCGCGGCACCTTGCAACCCTCCGGTGATCATGGCTGGCAATGGGTTCCAGTACAAGAAAAATGGCCGGTGCCCACCGGAGTCAAGTACGTCTCGCAGCTGCTCATCCTCGATAGCGGCGCAACGGCTGGAACCTTCCGATTCTCCAATGCCTCGGCGTGGGCGTCGAACCTGCTCGATATCGAGCTGGTCAAGGATCTGCGCGGGATGGTCGATGCCGTCGGCGGAACGGTCAACTCCGAGGCGGCCGACATTGCCGCACGCCTACAAGCGATTACCGCTGACGGCAAGATCACCGCCTCGGAGATCGTCGGCTTGATCCAACAGGCCCAAGTCTCGGGCCTGGCCATCATGCAAACGGTCATCAACCAGATTCTCGACATTCTCAACGGCAACATCGTGACCCCGATCAACTCCCTGGTGCAGGGGGTCAAGGACTGGTTTGGACTGAACCAGAACAAGACTCAGAAGTTGACCAGCGGCGGAAATCTGACGACGGCCGACGTTACCGGCACGTTCGACATGAGCCGGGTCGATGATCTTGTCGATAACCTCGGCAACATTCTGTCTGGGGTCAAGGACGGCGCCGACGGCGTGGGCACCGGCACCACGGGCGCTATCGGGGACCGCATCAATCAGGCCAAGGACTCGCTACTGGCGCTACTGGGCTTGTCGCAGGATGCGCTCAAAAGCGCCATCGCCGCACAGACCACCCTGCAAGAGCAGGAGACCGAGCAGAACACCGGCGACGGCAATAGCTACAGTTTCGTGTTCTCCGGGGCCGACGGTGCCGCACTGAATTCGACCGATTGGACCACCGGCCCCACGCCCGGCGATATCACCATTCGGGGCGACTCGGGGTATGCGGGTGTCAAGAACGGCAACCCTGACGGGTACTACTTCGCCAGCCCCAACTACACCTATGCCACGGACGGGCAGTCCGCCTCATTCGTGCTCGGCAACACCCAAAACGGAAACTACTACTCCGGGGTGTTCATTCGCTGCAACGCCGATCGCACCACGGGCGCCTACTGCCTGGCCAAAGAGGGCGAGGTCCGTGTCGGCAAGTTCACCCGCTCGGGCACCAGCTGGACGTTCGCCACTCCGATGACCTTTCAAGGCGGGCTCTCGTCAGTCAAACAGGGCGCCCGTATCGAAATCCGTTGCAGCGGCAACAACTTCTTTGTCCGCGTGAACGGCAAGCCGGTCACCTCAGCCACCGATGTCTCAGGCGCCATCGCCGCTGGCCCGGACTATCGATACGCCATGTTCTGTGTTCAGCGGGCAACGTCGTGGTTCACCTACGACTCCTACCGCATCGCGGCATTCGCCATGTCCGATTACGTCGCCTCGGGAGGTAGTGCCACCTTGTCGAACGCGTGGAGCCTAACCCGCTCGTCCACTTCGGGTTTCACCTACACCGACCCCATCACCTCAGCGGGCCTGCTACCGGCGTCGTTCTTCACCTTCACCGACTACGCCAATGGCGTCACCATCACCGACCTGGGCCGAGGCGCGGTGACCGTGGACCAAGCCGGGCTCTACAAGCTGGCCACCACGTGTCGCCCGTACTCGGCCAAAGGCCCGGTGACCCCGCATTGGTGCCTGTACCGCAACGATGTTCAGGTCACCGGAGCCATCGGCCCCGGCGCCGAATTCGAGATCCTGCTCAACGCGGGCGACAAGATTCAGCCCGCCCTGATCGTCGTCGATTACGACGTGCGCTCCAACGGCTCCACCGGCTCGGAAACCGTTGTCTCGCGCACTATCACCCAAGTATTCGGCTTGGCCTCCTTCACCGGCCGAAAACTCATCTGACACCACAGGAGAACTCGCCCATGACCACACCCGAAGTGCCAGCCACCGTTGATGACGACGAGGATCTGACAGACCCTCCGGCCCCCTCGCCCACCCCGGATCCACCAGCGCCGGAACTGCGGCAGGAACCGCCCACGCCACCGCAGATACCACCCACGCCCGAGCCGAGCACCACATTCACCATGCCCGAGCTACCCGGAATCACTTTCGCGGTAATCCGCGGTGGACTAGATCACGAGGGTAAGACCAACCCCGCCAACTGGATTGAAATCACCGGCACCGATGACGGTGGAAACATGGTCTCCCGAGTGGGGTTCGCGGGGCCGTAATTGTCCTGGTCACCGCACCCGAGCATCCCACCGCGCCGCTCGGGCGGTACATGGTCGCCCCATCCGGCGGTGCCGCCACCGGCAGGCAACGGCGCGTGGACTTGGGTGCCGCGCGTCACCGCGACCGACACCAACATTGGCGCAGACTCCGCGACCCTGCTAGCCCACCTTCTTGCCACCGAGACCGCGACCGGCGCCGACAGTGCCGCACTACTGGCCCACTTGGCCGGCCGCGAGGACGGACTCGAGTACGACGCGGCCACGCTGCTGGCCCATCTCACGGGTACGGACACAGGTATCGGCGGTGACTCGGCGGCCGCCGTGCTCAAGTACTACGCCAGCGGTACCGACAGCGCAATCGGCTACGACAGCGCAGCAATGCTCGCCCACCTGTCCGGCAGTGATCTCGGTCAGGGACAGGACACCGCGACCCTGCTCGCGCACATGACCGGGTTCGACACCGGCTCCGGATACGACAGCGGCACCGCAGTGTTCAGCCCACACGCCCCCGAGACCCAATCGTGGTCAGCGCCGGGGACCATCACCTACAACATCCCCTCCTGGTGCCGCTACATCGACATCGTGCTCGTCGGCGGCGGCAACGGCGGCGGTGGCGGATTCGCCGGATTCATCACAGGTGGCGGCGGCAACGCGGGCAACTGGTCGCACGTCACCCTCGAACGCGGTGTGGACATTCCCTGGTCGGCCACCGTGATCACATTCGTGATCCCGGTAGCCACACCCGGTGGCACACAAGGCAACAAGGGCGCAGGTGGCGGCACCGTCACCGCCTCGGTATCGGGGTCCGGATGGGCCGGACTGTCGGCGACCGGAGGCACCGGAGACCAATTCGGATCCACCCGCAACGGCGCCTCGCCGGGCACCCACACCTACAACGGCGAGCCCTACGTCGGCGGTGCGGTGCAGACCACCAACCAGGCCGCAGGAAACCCGCCCGGTGGCGGCGGTAACGGCGGCACCGGAAACGCCTTCAACGGCAACCAGGGCGGCGCCGGGGCTCCAGGCGGGGCCTGGGCACGCGCCTACCAGTAATCACACAACAAGGAGGACGCATGGGCGCCAACTCAGCGCATCAAATCGATATCTGCAACAAGATCGCAGCGGCGGGCAACACCATCAAGGCGTGCAGCGGTGACCCCGGCACCGGCACCAGTGCTGCAAACGTGATCGCTTCAACGCCAGCGTCATTCAACACCACCTGGCCCGCAGCCACCGACGGTGCGGGCGCAGATGCCGGATACGCGGTCTCACTCGGATCGGCAGGCACATTGCAGATCCCGGCCTCCACGGTGGTCAGTCACTACGCCATCTTCAACGGCTCCACCTATCTGCGCGGCCGCGCACTCGATACCCCAATCACCGTGGGCGCCAGCCCCGTAAACATCGACATCACCCCAAAGACCCGCTACAAGGGCGGCCAATGATGCGCCAGCTGCTCGCCGTGGCCGCTGCCTGCCTCGCAGTGTTCGGCGCCGCATTTCGCCTCGGCTGGTGGGCATCCGACCAGCTTTCGTCCTACGCCCACGAAATCGACCCACGTATCGAAAAGGAGTACACCCGATGAGCTTTCGCACTGTGAACGGCAACACCCATACCGAGGACGGCTGGCGGTGCTGCAATCGGGATGAATGCGACATCGTGCGCATACCCGAGCTGTACCTCGTCGATACCGCACCGCTGCGCAAGGGCGCTCCGCTGACCATCCTCGGCGCCTGGCTGTACTGGTATGACCGCAACGTCGAAGAGATCACCTCCCCCGTGTGGGGGTGGTCTGCCACTAACGATGTCCTCGGCACCCCGGGTCGTAACGACGGCTCTAATCACCTGTCGGGCACCGCTGTTGACGTGATGGCACCCAAGTACCCATGGCAGCAGTACACGATGAACGCCGCCACACAGGCCAAGGTCCGCAAGGGCCTGGCGCTGTTCGAGGGCTCCGTCTTCTGGGGACGTGACTGGTCGCGCCCCGACGAGATGCACTACCAGATGGCCTGGCCCGAGGGCGACAAGCGCAATGACGCGTTCGCCGCCAAGCTGCGCGCCGGATACCTCGGCATCTACGCCCCTGCACAGCCCCCCGCGCCCGTGCAGAAACGTTTCCCGCAAGGCCTTTCCGACCGCGAGCTGCTGGAGTACATCGCCGAACAACTCGGACCAGGACACCCTGACTGGGCATCCAAGGGCATGACGCTGCGCGACAAGGTGTGGTCCAAGTGATCCGCATCGGAGACCGCAACCAGGCCGTCCGGCAGTGGCGCGCCGTGATGAACGACTGGTTTGGGCCGCTCTACACCCGGCTACTGGGACCGCTGCCCCGCGACACCGACGAATTCGGTCCCCGCGCCGCGTCCTGGGCAGCCGAGTACCAGCGCCGCACCGGCCAGATCCCCACCGGCGAAGTGTCCGATAACGACCTGCGCGCGTTGGGTATTGCGCCCCCGGCCCCGCCCGCCAACCGGCACCTCGGGCTGATGTTCCGGGGTACCGGAGGCATCATCGGCCAGGACTACGTATCTCGCGTCATGGCAGCGGTGGCCAACCTCGTCGAGGAAGTGCACCCCGAATTCGCCGCGACCATGGGTGGTCTGCCGGTCGGCGCCGCTGGCAGTCCCGGTGACATCTCGATGGCCAAGGCCGTGGACATCGCCGTGGCCGACGCACAACGCATATTCCTGGAGCGCTACCGGATCAACCCCAACATCAGGGTCGTCATCGGCGGGTACTCGGCGGGCGCCGTCGCGGCGGCCAAGTTCCGTGCCTGGCTGGCCGAGCATTACCCGGACAACTACCTGTGTTCATTCAGCATCGGCGACCCCACGCGTCCGTATGGTGGCAGCTACTACGGCGGCCCCGTCCTTGCTGGACAGGGCATCTCGTCGTGGCGGTTCGGCGATGTCAAGGACTACCGGCATTGCTGGCTCACCGAGCCTGGCGATATGTACGGCAACATTCCCCTCGGTGTGGTCGGGGACATCATGGACGACTGTTTCGACATGGTGACAGCGTTTCAGCTCTCGGATCCACTCGGGGCCGCTGGCGCCATCCTGCCGAAAATCCCCGAGATCGCCACCAAGGCCTTGGGAATCGAGCTACCCGCAGTGTTCGGCGCCCTCTCTGGCGGCCCGGCCGGCATCGGAGCCATCGGCCTACCGCTGGTCCTCGGCGGGCTACAGGGCCTACTCGGGTGGGGCGATGTCAACAAGCTGACCGGCCCGGCCGCCGCAGCACAGGCCGCGATCATCGCGCTGCGGTTCGTCACCGCCAATCCCCCAACGGCGCCACACATTCAGTACGAATTCCGTGAAGTGTGGCCCGGCCAAACCTATCTCGGTCTGGCCATCCAGCACGTGCGCGACTGGGCCAGCCGCACCCCCGCCATAGCCGCGTAACCACCACCCCTCGAAAGGATCTCGAAATGCCCAATGACAACGTACGGTTGGCGATTCACGCCACTGCACTGCTGACCTTCCTAATCGCCGTGGTGGTACTCGTGGCACTCGGCAAGCTCGCTGGCCCCGACGGCTTGACGTGGATTCTGACCGGCGCCGGTCTCATCACAGCCGGGCTCTCCACAACCAAGCTGATTCAGGACCGGCGCGGCAACGGGCCGGACGGGTCGGCTCAGTGATCCTGCCATCAATCCCGATCACCGAATGGCCCCCCTTGCCTCCGCTGGCCCGCGACGGCTGGGAACTGGCCACCTGGATCATCATCGCCCTGGTCGTGCTCGTACTCGGCCTGTACCGCAAGGATCTTCGCGCCGTGCTCCACCAAGTCAAAAACAGCCACAAAACCAACCTCCGCGACGACGTGGACGGAGTTGGCGACCGACTCGACGACGTGCTCGACCGGCTCGACGAGTTCGGCCGCGACCTACGCGGAATGCGCTCCGATATCGGCGGCCTACGCGGCGAACTGCGAGAAGAACGCAAGGACCGCTTAGCATTCGAGCACCAGGTAACAGAGAAGCTGCGCGACGCCAACTAGCCAACTGAAACGCCCCTGCTCAAACCTACTGAGCAGGGGCGTTTTTCGGCGTTCTTAGAGAAGATCACTAAAGGCAGCGCGACGCTTTTCATCTGCGATCATCCGCAGAAAGTCGATTGCAGATTGACCATTGTTTGCAGGGCGGTACGGGTCCGCACCATGATCACGTAAGAGCACCAACGTATTTGGATCGATCCATGGCCCTCCGATCGCATGGTTCAACGGAGTTTCGCCCTTGTTGTTCACCGCGTCAACCTCGGCTCCGGAGTCCAGTAGCAGCCTAACCACCTCCGCGCTGTCGGCCGCAGCGGCGAGATGCAATGGGGTATAACCCTGCTCATCTCTCGCGTTCACGTCGGCACCACTTGCGATGAGGCGTTCGGTGTTCTCTAACCTGAATCGCACGCTTTGCTCATGCAATTCAGCCTTTCGCACGGGATCTTCCTCTTGCCAGGCGGTGGCCATTTGGTCGCGTGGCCCGTCGATAGCGGCATAGTGCAGCGGTGTACGGCCCGCTCGGTCTCGTTCGTGTACGTCGGTCATGTTCCTCACCGTGGCATTTCGTTCATGTGTCCGGAGTTTCCGGGTCCGTCCTCTATGCGATACAGCTTTGAGTTGTTCATTCTGTCCAACCATTCCTGACGGGTCCACTGCTCGCGGGCCGCAATTTCCTGCCAACGCCAAAGCTCTTGGCCGTATTCGTGACCGTAATGCCACACCGGATCGACGGGGTAACGCAGACCGTTGGCGTCAATGTAGTACTTTCCGTCGGCCGTCTTCGGCAGGGCGAGAATGTCAGCATCGTATTTCTTGTCCACCGCCAACAAGATCGTTCTGTCGGTTGAGTTGTAGAAATACTTGCCGTCAGGCGTCTTGGGTGTCGCCTCTTGAATGGCGCGCTTGGTTCCAACCCGCAAATCGGGGCGGCTGTACAGCTCCTTGGCAGTCAGCTCCGGCACCACACCCGCGCCCTCGGCCAAGAATAGCGAGGCACGTGCCTCCAAGAGCCCCGTCAAACCCTGCATCGATCGAGTGAGGTTGGCCGCTGCTGCGACGTTCGGAAAAGCGGAAGCGGCTGCGGCTGCACGATACTCCCCCAGGATGGCAGCGATTCGCGCCCCGGTAGCGGTGAGACGGGAGACATCCACAACTTTCGAGATGCCTTCGCTCGCCCCCAATGTGAGCGGTACCAGAATCGCGGCGGTGACTTCGGTGACGGCCACAGTTCCGGCCAGGATCAAAACCTCTTCGGTCACGCGCTTGTGTATGTCGTCTATGCGGTCGGCCAGATCCATCAACGACTGCCCGATAGCACGCCACTCAGTCTCGAGGATCTTGACCGCATCACGCGCCAGCGTCATAGATGCGACGGCTTGGGGGATCTCCGGCGAACGCTGGTGGCTCACGTCGGTGATGGGGTTGGACCCATCTACGGGAAAGAAGGCGCGACGCAGCGCCCCGTCAATCTCGCCCGCCTGATAATTCCACGCGACAGCGGCGTTACGTAGTTTCGTCGGGTCACCGTTGGGCCACATGGCCCCCTGCACATAGCCTTTAATCGACTCCCACCAACTCGGCGGTGGTGTACTGCCGAGGGCTGACGGGATCGATGGCGTGGCGAATGCGGGGGTAACAGACGGCGCGGCGGCCGGGACCGTCTGCCCGTTGGGCGCCGATGCGCTGTCGGCGTTCTCATGGTTAACCGCTGTCGCAAACAACAGATCGGCGACCGTGTTGCACGCATTCACCGCATACGAACCGGCTTCCATGCCATCCTTGGCGGCAGGATCGTATTTATCGCAGAAGTCCTTGCCGCCGTTGTCATTTCCTGCCATACCGGCGCATTCATTGAGCCGACCCGCGATGGCGTTGACCCGTATCTGAATATCGTTGGCGAGCTGGCGATACTTCATCGCGGCTCGTTTGACCGCTGCGGGGTCGAAATCCTGAGTCATGGCCACATCCGCTGGTTGTGCTCACCCACGCCGCGATAGTTGCGCAGGGCCTTGCTCGCGGCCTCTTCTAATGCCAGCTCAGCTTGCCGCATTTCGGCCATACCGTCGGTCCACTGCTGGTGATTGGCCAGCTGTGCGGCTGCATCCGCCCCCGACCACTGGGCGTGCAGGTCGTTGACACGCCGGTCAACCTCGGCCGTTCGGCGCTCGGCAACGCGGTCGAATGCCGCCAGCTGGTCAATGAACGCCTGTAGCGCTTCCAGGTCCACCCGGTAGCGGGTTGCGTCGTCGGATTCCATGGCCTTATCCAGGGATCGCCGAGTTGATCGAGCCAGCACTTCCACCGTCCATGTCGGTGAACGTATAGGCGTGCTGAGCTAACAGGATGGACGAGGAGTCCAAGGCTGCGATGGCCTTCTCGGCGCCTGCGCGCCACTGCTCCACCTCGGGTGCGTACGCGCTTGCGGCCAGACCCCTCCAGGTACCCGACAGGTCTTCCCATTTCTGCAATAGCCGGTCAAGCTCGGCCTTCAAATCCGCAGCGGCATCTGCGGCAAGGTCCGACGCCGCTAACATCTCGGTAGTTTGCGCGCTGAAGGCCCCCGTCATGTCGCCACTATAAACGCCAGTTACCAACCATGGAACCCGGACGGTCCTGGCTATTCAGGGTCCGGCACCGCCCGTAGTCCCCGTCGCGGATCTGCTGCCTGCGCTTCGCGGATCGCGTTGGCGACGAAATCGCCGAACTTGCGTAGGTAGTCCTCGGTGACGTAGTACTTCGCAGCTTGCCGGCCGATCCTCATGCGCTCGGCAACCCGATCCACTTGCGTTGAGATGTCCTCGCGGGCGATGTCCTCTGTAATACCGATTCCGTGCTGGTCAGCCAAGTATTTGACGAGAAACTGAGCACGTTCGTTCATCCACGGGGAACGGCGAGCAGGCATGCCGGTGACGGTAAACGCTAAGTCGCCACACAATCGGACACATCAAGAGAACCGACGCCGAGCTGTAATCAGGGCGATGGCCGCGACCAGAACCTATGCCGGTAGATCATCCAGTCGCCGGAATGAATCGACCATGCGGGCTATCCGGGCCGGAGCCACAGCCGTGTAGATAGCGGTTGTGGAGGGGTCGGTGTGTCCAAGGAACTCCTGTACGACCCGTAGGTCTTCATGCTCGATACCCGAGGATCCAGCCCAGTGACGCAACGAGTGGAACGTCGAGCGGGTACCTGACTTGTGGAGCCAATCATTCGACAGCTGCGAGATCTGTTGGGGTGTGACCGGGCCGGTTCCCCGCTCGCGCCGGAAGCACAGCCCGTCGGGCGCAAGCGCCGGTTCGACCATCTGCCAAGCCCACTCGGGCAGCGCTGTGACCCGTGGGTATTCACCCTTGGTGCGCGTGAGCCGGATGAACACCCCACCCTCTGGGCGCCGTTCGATGTTATCCCGTTCGAGGTGTGCCACCTCTTTTGCACGCATCCCTGCATAGGCTGCCAGGATCAGCCACGCCCGCATGCGTGGCGACGGCGCATGCAGGATGGCATGCTCCATTGCGTCAAAGGCGATGGGTCTTGGTAAGTTGCGCTTCTTGCGAGGAGTCACCAGGAGAGCGGCCGGGTTGTCAGCCCGATACCCCCGCTGATGTAGGTAGACGTAGTAGGGGCGCACCATCGCCGTCTTGTTGCGCAGCTGGTCCAACGGCACACTGTCTTGCCACGCTTCCAGCTCCCGCTCTGTGGCGTCAACAGGGTCACGCCCCAGGAAATCCACCAGGTACTGCATATGCATCCGGCGCAGCTTGATCGTGCGCTCCGCACGACCCGCCCGCAGCATCCACCGGCAATGCTCGTCGAGGTAGGACACCCCATAGCCATAGTGCCCACCCGGCAACGAATTCAATTGTGTGCCCCCATCATTCAGCTCAACGACTGGGGCCGAAACTAAGGTCAGGTGCCCATTACCACGGGCGTTTCTGGTCACCGTTTGACTACCTTCTCGTCACCTACAAATAACGTCTGGGTGTTTCCTGTGAGCCACAGTTAGCCGCGCTACCTGCCCATTCGGGCGTGAGGTGCAGGTATGGCTCTACCGCAATTGGTTAACTCGATGTGCCCTAAATCAGCGCTCAGCGAAGAACGAGACAACGCGATCACCTTTGCCGATCCCCCGAAAGTGCAGCCGCTCACGGGTGCGGGATTGCCCCTCACCCCACAGCATTACGCCATTCAACGCGTAGACGACATTCGCGTAGGCGGGCGTGCCAGGAAGCCGATATGTGCACTCACGCACCGGCGCCGCCGCGCCCGAATTACCACCGTTGGATATCCAGCCGTAAACGAAGGCCACCCGGCCGTGAAGCTGTGCGTCGGTCACGCGACAGCCTGAGCTTCCAATTTGCTGAATATGCTCACGAGGCGATCCGCTCAGACTCGCCTACCGGCGCAACCCACACAATTCGACCAGCGCCCTGACCTCGCTTACTGAAGCAACTCGATTAGTCTGCGGTTGGTACCGCAGTAACTGCCCAACCGGCGTCCTCCTCGGCGCGAGATATTTGACCGGCCCAATGCGATCGCGATTGCCTGAGGCGTCGATGGGCCGCAGCAGGCAATGTCGGCCCGGACTGCCTGCTCTGGCTCGGCAGCATCGCTACGTTTATGGACAAGCAGCTGCTCAATATCGGGTCCCTGGAACCGCTTTCGGGCCTTCTCCATCTGCACTCTGATGCGGCCCAACCTCTTGCCGGCCTCAGCGACCGAGCCAATGTCACCGCCAATTCATCGACAGTCCAACGCCGTTGAGTTACACCGTCGGCCACATATGGCGGGCTACTTCTGGGTCTCCGTACAGACCGTGAACTTGCGCTGCGGGTGTTTGTAACCGCCCGACGGGCAGCCTTCCAGTGTGGTGGTGTCCAGGATGATCTTGATTGGCTTGATTCGTTTGGGTGCGTTGGTGTCTGTGCAGACGACCTTGGCTACAGGCTGACCCAGGCTGATGCACGAGTCCTCGGCCCACGCCAAGTCCAGGCATGCGGTGTACTGCCCGGTGGCCTCGGAATTGTGATAGTAGGAACGATCGGTATCTCCGCATTCTTGCGGGATATTGACACGCTGCACGATCCGGTAGGTATTTCGGTCCGAGCCACAATCCACCACTGTTAACGACGCATTCACCAGTTCGCCGCCCAAATTCACACATCCACCCACCGGAGCCTCCGCCTGACCGTTAGCCGTCAACGAACCTGGCGTCGGGAACTGACCGGGAATGTTAGCAAAATCAGTCGATTCCTGGTGTGCAGCAGGCGATTTCGTCGGAGACGCATCATCACCCGGTGCCGCACATCCCGCAACGGCCAACATGGACAGCCCGATAACAGCCCCCAGCGTCTTCACAAAACTCCCTTTATCCCAGCAGCGCAAGCGGTCAGAAAACGAACGAACCCGACGGCTGCAATACGAAACCACGCTCCGGGTTAACTCTCTCAATACACGCAATCAATCCACCACCACCGACCGCGCACGTGACATTCCCGTAGGAAACTTTTTGGCCTGGGCCAAGAACCTTTCGGTGCGGCTTAACATCTGCGCATGCACCCTTTGTGTGGCTTATATCGAATTGATTCACGCTGCCACTGTCACAGGGTCCAGAGCCCTTCGCGGTAACATCCTGAAGCCCGGGTAATGGGCCATCGCAATGAATCAATTGGTTCTGCCCGTCAAGAGTCTTTGGCGCGGTAAATCCGCAGTCAATGCCCTCAGCTGTCGAAAAATTGACAGTCGGTGCGCCCCGGCCCCAGCTTTGGGTGTAGTCCGCCGCGGGCACCTCCGCGAAGGCATTAAGGTCCGGGAAACCCGGCGGATCTGCTAAGGCGACAGTCGATGAGCAGGACGTCAGTAGTGCAACGGCTAACCCTGCCAGAGCTACGTATTCCTTTTTCATTCCTATCCTCCTACTGGACATTGCAAGTGGTGTCGTACACGCGAGGGGCATACACCCTCTCCGAAACCGGCACCTTGGGGTCCCAGTATTGGCTGACTCTCATTCCCAAGGTACCTGTCCCGTTAGCCGAGTTGATGGCTTGACTCGTAATGGTGGGGCCGTACACGCCGTCAACACCACCCGGAGCTGAATTGGGCAGAATGGCCTGCCCAATCAGGTCCTTGGTTAAATCTTGGCCGGTCGATGCGATAACGGCCCGGATGGCATCGCCGTTCGAGGAGCCTACGAAGAGAAAACCATCCTTACCCTGCGAGCCAAGAGCAATGAGCTGACTTTCTCGATCGCCGGGAAGGATATTTCCGACACGATGTATGTCGTTGATCCAGCCGTTCGGGTTTTTCGGATCGATAGGCCCGGACTGCCATAGTTCGCGAGTGAAATCACCTTCCACAGTTCCAGTGTTCCCGGCGAGGAACATAGTGTTGGTAACTGGATCGTAGGCCCCGCTGGTTTGCGCCAACGGGGAGACTCCGATGATTTTCGACGGGTTCGCTAGATCAACGATCTGCGAGGGTTTGGTGACGTAATTGTCGTTGAGAACCCCTGGAGACGAGAAGACCTTCGGCGTGCTGTAGAAAGCGTACTGTTTGCCTGCTGGGCCGGTTGCGGTGCCCGTGGGAATAGGGCGCGTGCCCTCGGGAACGACCTTATTTAAAGGATTTGGTCCGCCATTGAGTTTTGGCGGCACGCCTTGAAAGGTGCCATCAGGAAGTTTCTTGTTGGGATCGACACCGTCACCGCCGATGTTGATGTTTGTATTCGGAATGGTGGAATCCAGATCATCTCCAACCGCCCCTTGCGTGGGTGGCTGGCAGTTGATCTTTTGGTCCGAGCGTGGCGTCTTTGGCTGATCCTGCGAGGGCTCGGAGTCTTGCGGTCCGGCCTGTTCAGGGGCGCAGTTGCATTCGTCACCGGGGCCGAGCTTGCGGCTGGGCTGTTGGAACAACGACCCGGCACCGCCCGCTGCAGAAGCCATGAAACTAAGCATCTGCTGAGCAATGCCGTAATACTCGGCCGCAGACTGACACTGCTGCTGACGCTGTTGCTGCTGCTGATCCAACTGCTGCGTCGTATCGTCCTGCTTGTTCTGCGGCTGCTGTTGGTTCGGCTGTTGCTGTTGCGGCTGCTGGCCCTGTTGCGGCTGTTGTGGCGAATTCTGTTGCGGTGCCTGGTAGTCAGGATTCGGCTTACCGGGCCCCTGAGTGTAGGGAGTCGCGGTTTGGTAGTCAGGTATCTGCGTCCCATGAGCGGGCTGCTGCGCCTGTTGGGGCTGCTGCCCGGCCTGCTGGCCTGGAACCTGTTGGGGCGCTTGTGGACTACCGCTGTTGTATATCGAGATGCCATTGTTTTGATCCAGCGGCGGCTGGTTGTTGCCACCCTGGTAATCAGGCATTGAGCTGGGCATTTGCGGTGGCTGGAACTGAGAGCCGTTCATACCCCCAGGGCCCATCCCCCCGCCCGTGGGCCCCGTTGGGTCCGCGGCTACGGTCGCGACGGCCGAAAAGCCACTGCCAGGAAGGGTGTGGTCATCGACAACCTTCGCTCCGCCGACAGCCATGGCGACAATCGCAGCCAGCGCCGATGCCCGCCGCAAACCCGCAGACATCGCCCAAAGATCCTTCATGACCAT